TCAATCAAACTCAATATATTTTCTTTACTCATCATAACCCCATTAATAAATAATTTTTTTCTTAAATTCCTCTACCAATTCCTTACGTTCTAATGGTTGTGTGCCTGGCCAATGAACTAACCAGTCACCTTCTTCCCACTGACCACGTTCACCATGAACGTCAACAGTTTCCATGTAATTCCATGGTGGAACCTTATACATCTTATACTCATAACTGTTCATAAAATTCTGAGGCATGATCTCCATGATGTCAGTATATGTTGTTGCTGAGTCTAGCATGTACTGTTGTTCTTTATATTGGTGGTCTTTATATTCTGGCATGTGATCCATAATATCTTGTAACCACTCTTTAGCTTCTTTTGTATTCTTAATTAAGATGCTATCACAATTGATTGCGAAATTGAAGTCTGCACTCATAATGATATTAACACCTTCTGGGACTTCTTTAATCTTATCTTCAATTCTAGTATTGAAGTTTGTGACCATTGAGTCTGTTCCTGTCCACCAAATCCATTCAATGTCTGGATACTCATCTAAAGTATCAATTAAGAATTGTATCTTTTCAAAGCCTGGAGGAAAGCCATAAAAGTCATCTGTCTTAGCTAGATATCCATAGCCATGCTTCTCTGCATATTGGACTTTATTATTTTCCCATGTTTCGTCTGCTAGGGCTCGGTAGTTTTGATCGTGGATTGTGGCTAGAATTATCATAAATTTATCTTCTCTTTCAATTCAAGGATTTTGTTTTTCAATTGGAAACCATACTTTACCCACGCACTATTGTCAAACACTTCGTTGTGATCATAGTCATGAAATACTGAATCTGGGATCTGAGCGCCTGGAGCTTCAGGTGGACGATCTGCTGTTGATCCTCTTGCTTGCTTCTTAGTTTTAAAATACTCTAAACTTTTACATTGGTAATGATTAAGTCTCATCACTTCATGACAAGGTTCAACTCCTGCATTGTGCCCTGCATGAGGTGGAATTTCTCTACCCCAGAAGTCTAATGTTCCAAATTCTGTTGTAAAGACATGAGGATTAGTGCCTGAAACTTTACCAGCAAGTCCTCTACCTTTTACGATAGACTTCATGTGATGGTTAGTACTTAAGTTTAAAGGACCACGATGTTCATAACTTTGTAAGACTAATTCTGGATCATCTATATATCCACTAGATCCAAACTGACACCAATAGACTCCAAACGCAGAACAGTTCCAATCTTTTCGTTCTTCAAGAACTTCTCTTAATGTAAAGCGGTCTAATGGAAAATAAAACTCATCCATATCAGCGAAGACTAACCAATCTGTTGTAGGTAAGACTTCAGTTAGAGCATGCTCAAGCATTGGATAATGAACATTATATCCTTCGCGATTATGTATTTCGATGTGATAATGACGAGCAAGACGGCGCCAGAGTCCTTCTGTGCCGTCTTCACTCATGTGATTGTAAATGACAAATCTATCTACCCCCTGTAAGAGGTAGTAGGCCATCCATTCTAAAATATATTTTTCTTCATTCCGTTGCATTGAAGCGACGGTTATCATATCTCTCATTTTAAGCCCAAACGTCACCTTCCCATTTACCAGTCAATGAACCTTTAGCATAATCAGTTGATCTTGCTTCAAAAAAGTTACTATGAACTGGTGCATTAATCATCTCTTCTACCCAAGGTAGAGGATTCTTTTTGCGTTTAAAAATACCCTTCATGCCAAGACTAATTAGACGTCGATCAGCAATGTATCTGATATATTCTTTTACATCTTCTGATTTTAGATCTCTCATGTCTGAACCAGAGAATGATAAGTCAATAAACTTATCCTCTAACTCAACCATCTTTTCTGCTATTGTATATATACGAGATTTTAGTTGATCATTCCAAATTTCATTATTTTCTTTAATATATTCTCTAAATAATTTAATCATGTTTTCAGCATGCTGAGTTTCGTCAACAATAGACCAGGTCACAATCTGACCCATGCCTTTCATTAAACCATGGCGAGGAAAATTAAGAAGCATAATAAAGCTACTAAAAAGCTGCATGCCCTCCGTAAAAGCACTGAAGACGGCGATGTGTGCTGCAGTTGACTCTTTGTCACCATTTTTCGAACTGAGTTCTGTAACATAGTCGTGCTTATCCTTCATTTCTTGATATTGTAGAAATTCATTATAAGTTGACTCAGGCATCCCCAAAGTCTCAATCAAGTGACTATATGCTGCAATGTGTAATGCTTCGCGTGCAGCAAATCCCATTAACATCATTCTAATTTCTGGCTGTGGAAAGTAAGGTAGATAGTTTTTAACATATCCTCCAGCAACATCGATGTCACCTTGTGTAAAGAATCTAAAGATATTAGTTAAAAACTTCTTTTCTTCATCAGTCAGTTTCTTCTTCCAATCCTTAACATCTTCCATCATTGGAACTTCTGAATGAAGCCAGTGACTTTGTTCGTGCTTAAGCCAAGCTTCATATGCCCATGGATAACTAAAAGGCTTGAAGAAATCTCTTGTTTCGGTAAGTTTGTATTTTGTTGTCATATTAGTTACACCAGCTTTGCTTAGCTTCACCGAAGTATGGACGAGCTAGGTTATTCTTAATAAGTAATGAACTTAATCTTTGACCATCGATGATAACATCTCCTAATACTCGACCTCCAAATTTGTCCCAGTCTACTAATTCAACTTGGATTTGTTTTGCATTGGCTACTGCTTTCTTAGTAAAGTCTGTAGCTGCTTGACCACGTTGTGCTTCAATATCACACTTAGCACGTGGAGCTTTTTCAGGTGTATCAACGCCAAGAATACGAATAGATAATTGTGGCTTTAGTGGTGCTGGTAAGTAAGGTGCGTCAATAACTACTGTATCGCCATCTTTAACAGCCAATACTTTGAAGTTATGTATTTTTCCTTCTATTGTTTTTGCGGCGAGGCTTAGTGGTAGTAGTAGGAGTAAAGCCAAAAGGGTTAGGTTCTTTTTCATGCGGTGTATTTTCCTTAATTAATTCTGGTGAGTGTTGTGGAACTTCATCATCGAGCTGGTCTTTTTTCAACTTCTCGAGGTCATATGTTCTGTTTCTTAAATCTGAACTGCTGTATGTATGTTCTCTTGGATGATAGAATAGCTCTATACCTCGATCGATACAGTATTGTTTGCCCGTGAAATCTCGATTTAGGTATTCCTCGGACAAAAACCTTATGTGTATTGTTTGTGTTTGGATTAAGTTTAGAAGCTCAGCTTCTGTATCATAAACTAAAATCTCATCAACATACTTACATGCTTGTAACTGAACATACCGTTCATAAATTGATTGGACTGGTTTATTTTTAACTCCAGGTCTATCTATTGTAGGATCTACTTGTAATGCTACCTTCAAGTAGTCACACATTTCTTTTTCCATCTTTAACATTGTAACATGACCAGCATGTAACAAATCAAAGCTAGAACAATTAAATCCAACTTTCATATTATCACCTAAACATTGGTCCGTGGACCCAAGTTACTAAACTATATCTTGTACCTTTTGTAACTGGCGTTACTTCATGTAATACATAACTAGGAAATACTACTAACTGACCTTTTTTCTTAGGTGCAGTAGCAGGATCTTTTGATTGGTAGAGTAAAAGATCTCCACCCTCATATTCATCTGCAGCACTAAGTTGTAATGTAATACTTAATTTACGACTTGCTGTTGCATGAGGAATACCCATAGAGCAATCCATGTGCTTTCCGTAAAACTCTTTACGACTACTATCATAGCTTGTAAACTGTAATGGTTCAAACTGATTAAGATCAAACTTAAAATAATTTTCATTAATGTTGCCAATGAGATCTATCATTTTATTAAAGAGCCAATTTGTATCTTCGTTAGGATAGAACCAACCTATCTTACAAGTACGAGTCGAATGTTTTACTGTGCTTTCTTCTTTAGTATTAACAATCGCTTCTTCAGCTTGGAGTTTGATACCTTGTGCTATAATTTTATCTACCTCTTCATTAGAGAATAGAACATCAGTTGCAACCATAAGGTGTGCAAGATTATTACTTATAGTTTTGGTATCCACTTAACCCTCACAAGCGATACAAACAGATTCCTCTTGAGCTAGTGCAGTTAAGTCAATCTCTTTAATTACTTCACGTTCGATCTTCCTAGCTACTTTGTCAGCTTTAGCAATTTTGTCTGATCTACAATAATACATAGTTTTTAATTTTGACTTCCAAGCCTGGAAGTGAACAGCATGAATATACTTAATGTTACTATCAGGTCTAAAGAATACATTTAAACTTTGTGCTTGATCAATATACTCTTGTCTGTCAGCTGCATGTTGGATTACCCAACGTTGGTCAATTTCCATTGCTGTCTTGAAAACATCTCTTGTGTATTCATCCATCCATTCTAAATGCTGGACTGATCCATCGTTTGCAATAATTGATCTCCAAGTGTCATCTGCAAAGTCTTCTTTCTCACCCTTTGCTTTCTCTTGAATGATCTTATCAAGATACCTATTTTTATTTAAATGGGATCCTGAAAGTGTATCTTGACGATAAGCATTAGCACGATAAGGCTCGATGCTAGGACTAGTATTTCCCATGATGATACTAGTTGAGGCATTGGGAGCAATAGCGAGCATATGACTAAAACGGTTCCCGCTACCCACTGCATCAGGAGCTTCGCCACGAGACGTACCAAGGGCTTTGTTCGCAACATCTAAATGTTTCCTAACATGATTAAAAATTTGCTTGTTTAAACTAACAGCTAATGCACTTTCCCACGGAAGATTCTTTCGCTGCAATAAAGCATGCCAGCCCAAAGCACCAATACCGATGCTCCGCTCACGAGAAGCAGAAAATTTAGCACGGCTAATAACATCAGGGGCATTATCAATGAAATATTGTAGAACATTATCCAACATTTCTGCAATATCTTGTAAAAATAATGGTTCATTTTTCCATTCATCGTAGTACTCCAAATTCAAACTACTTAAACAACAAACCGCTGTTCTTTCTTCGTTAGTAGGTAGAATAATTTCTGAACAGAGGTTAGATTGGTGAATCTTTAACCCTTTATCTTTTAACCACTCTGGTAGTTTTCTATTTGATTCGTCAATAAAATGTAAATATGGTTCACCTGTTTGCATACGCATTTCCATAATGCGTTGCCATAGTTCTTTTGCTGACACAGTCTCTCTTACTTCGTGGCTATGTGGATCTACTAAATTCCAAGAATCATCTACATCTTTTTCTAACATAGACCTTTCAATAATTTGCATAAAGTCATCTGTAATGTTGATACCATGATGCATGTTTAAGCATCTCATGTTTTGGTCACCAGTAGGTTTCCTCATCTCTAAGAACATTAAGATGTCAGGATGACTAATGTCTAAGTAAGCTGCATAACTACCACGACGAGTACGACCTTGGCGATATGCTAATGAGGAAGCATCGTACATTTTGAGATGAGGCATGACACCAGTTGACTTATCGTCAGCAGAGCGGATACCAAACCCAATACCCACACCACCCCCAAGCATAGAAAGCCAATTTGTTTCAGATAAGTTTTCAACTAACCCCTCCGCCGTATCTTCAATAAAGTTTAAAAAACAAGAAATAGGAAGACCACGTTTGGATCTACCAAAACTTAAGACCGGAGTTGCATAGGATAGCCAATGTTTGGAAGCGTAATCATATAGGCGTTGTGCATGTTGAAGGTCTGACCCAAATGTTTTGCTCACAAAAGCAAACCTTTTTTGAGGACTATCTTCGTCCTCTGTCATATAACTTTCCTTCATTCTTAGAAGCCCTAATTCGTCAAAGAGCCCATCTCGTTCGAGATTAATTTCAATACCCAAGTGTTGCATTAATTACCTTTCAAATAATATTATGGATTAATTTTCTTTTGTTCTCTTGCCCAATCTTGTAGAGCTTTGAGTTGCTCTCTTACTTCGTGGAAGGTTCCGTAGTTGAGGACGGTGGTGTCGAGGAGTCTACTGAGCGTAACTCCGCTGGCTCCTTCATCAATTCCGGTGGCGGCGTCGGGAACCCTATTTTGACTGGCAGCATCGTGGAGCACGATTGCAGACTTAGGAATAGTACAGTTAGCGTCAGCGTCTTTAGTAATGTACCTAGGGATTTCTTTGATAATTGCATTTGATTTTTCCTTAACAACTTTAGTTCTTTCAATATACTTAGTGACAATTTTTGTAGAGGCTTGACTACTTGCGGCTTTCAACTTTTCTATCTCAGCTTCTTGTTGAGCGACCCTAGCTCTCCATGACATTTCATTACCAATTCCACCCTCAAAAAATACACCTACTAATAAAATTAGAGCACCAATAATCTTAATTAAGCGTCCACGACTACCTAAAAAAGGTAATTTATGGGCAATAGATCCTGCTACAAATAAGCTTAAACCAAAGAAGGTTAAAGCGTGAATTGCTAATTGAATCCAACTATCTGGGATGAAACTTAAGAACCACATACACTCTCCTTGAAATAGTATATATGCTTA